CAACAATATAAGAAGAAAAAAGGTGGTGCAAATGCGATTCAATATGTACAAGGTAATAAACCAGGCGGTAATGATAACCCATTAGATGCAGATTTTGAAGGACTATCAGAATATTTCATATATACTCCACACTCATATCAGAAAAACCAATATGGTTCTGTTGCAGTTACAGGACAACAGAAAGATGCAGTCAAGTTTGCTAAAGATGCCGTTGCATATTGCACATCAGGATTAGTTGATCGTAATAAACAGACTGTTCTTTCATATCTACAAAAATCAATCAAAGCGCTTAATCAATTAAGAATGATTGAAGATAGTCTCGTAATCTATAGATTATCAAGAGCGCCAGAAAGAAGAATATTCTATATTGATGTTGGTAATCTACCAAAGGCAAAGGCAGAACAATATCTTCGTGAAGTAATGAGTCGTTATCGTAATAAGTTAACTTATGATGCATCTACTGGTGAGATTCGTGATGATAAAGAATATATGTCTATGATGGAAGATTTTTGGCTTCCTCGTAGAGAAGGTGGTCGTGGAACTGAAATATCCACATTGCCTGGCGGGCAAAACTTAGGAGAACTTACTGACGTTGAGTATTTCCAAAAGAAACTTTTCCGTTCTTTAAATGTTCCAGAGTCTCGGTTAGCTGATAATAGTGGATTTAGTTTAGGTCGTTCATCAGAGATATTAAGAGATGAACTTAAATTTACTAAGTTTGTTGGAAGAATGAGAAAGAGATTTAGTAATCTTTTTCATGATATACTTAAAACTCAATTGATTCTTAAAAATATTTGCACTCCAGAGGAGTGGGAATCAATGAGTGATCATATTCAATATGATTACTTGTATGACAATCATTTTGCTGAACTCAAAGATGCAGAATTAATGCAAGAAAGATTAGGTTTAGTTGCAACTGCTGACCCCTATATCGGAAAATATTACTCTGTGGATTATATTCGTCGTAAGATTTTACGTCAAACTGATAGTGAAATTGATGAAGAGGATAAATTAATCGCTGCTGAAAGAGATGCTGGACTCATTCCACCAACTGAACAAGAGATGCAAATGGCACAAATGGCTATGGACGCACAGAATAATAAGGATAATCTTGGTAAACCCATCAATGAACCAGAGATTGATACAAGTAAAACTGAAGACCCTGACTCGCCAGGCACGCCAGATCTTAAAGGTGGCGAGATATAAATAAAACATAGGTATAGGATTTTTATCTCATGGATGAATTAATGAACTTGATGATTGCGGATGAATCTCCATCTGAAATTAGTGATTCAATAAAAACTCAGTTAATGCAGAAGGCTACCGCAAGAATAGATGCTCTGAAGCCTGCGGTTACGAATGCAATGATGGGCTATGAACTTGAATCTGAAGAAGATGTAGAACCAGATGCAGAAACAGTTGGTGAACTTGATAATGATGAAGAAACCGAAGAGGAAGAGTAAATGGCACATCAACCTGTAGGCGCTGGTTTTAGTTTTGCAACGAATCAAACAAGTGCTTCACAAACTTTTACAGTACAATCGGACACAATTAGAGTTGTTGCTAAAAACGCTGGTCAACATGTAGCGATTGGAACCACTGGGCCTGCAACTACAACTGATTATTATGTCCCTGCAAATAGTTCTGCAACTTTAAATTTAGGTAGAGTTAGTTCTATTGGAGTTGTTGGAGTAACAACAGGAGCTGCAACAGTCATTACACTCCCAGAGGGAATGGGTAATCCATTCAAAGTTAATGATGTGGTTGTAATATCTGGTGTCACTGGTGTAACTGGATTCAATACGACAGCAAAAATTGTTTCAGTACAAGAAGCTAGAACAATTGGATATGCACAATTTGGTGCTAAATTAACAATTGATCATGACAGTCGAGTTCTTAACTCCGATAACGCAGTTGTAACTGCTGCAGCGGCAAGAAGACAATTGACTGTTTCAGCGGTGACTGACCATACAACAGCTGGTCAATTATTTGCACAACAGGTTCAAATATCAGGAGTACAATAATGAAACTCATTACAGAAGAAATCGAACAGGTTGAAGTTATTGTTGAGAATCGCAACGGTAAAAAGAATCTGTTTATTGAAGGTGTATTCCTTCAAGGTGAAATAAAAAATCGTAATGGTAGAATGTATCCAATGCAAACTCTTGCTCGTGAAGTTGGAAGATATAACGAAAACTTTGTTGAGAAAGGTAGAGCTCTTGGAGAACTAGGTCATCCAGATGGCCCGACTGTCAATCTTGACAGAGTATCACATAAAATTGTTTCACTTAAAGAAAGTGGAAATAACTTTATAGGAAAAGCAAAGATTCTTAGCACCCCAATGGGTAAGATCGCATCTAATTTATTAGGTGAGGGTGTAAAACTTGGTGTTTCATCAAGAGGTGTAGGATCTTTAAATAAAACTAACGAAGGATACAGTGTGGTAGGAGAAGATTTTACTCTTGCTACTGCTGCTGATATCGTTGCAGATCCTTCTGCTCCAGATGCTTTCGTAGATGGCATCATGGAAGGAAAGGATTGGGTATGGGATGGTGGCATACTTCGTGAGAGACTTGCAACTAAAACATACAAACAGATTAACACACTAGTTGATCAGAACAAATTAGACGAAAAAAAATTAAGCGTCTTTGAAGATTTCTTAGCAAATCTTTAAATATATAAATAAAAACAGATTATACTAAAGGTAATTCGGAGAGTTCAAATGTCCCGTGGGAAAAATTTACAAGAAATGGAGAACGCCGTAACCAAGGGTGCAAAACCAGCTGAGCCTATGCAAACTATGGCAGGCGTGAGTTATGAAGACCTCGGTGGCCCAACTCCAGAAAACAATTCACCAACAGACGATTCTAATAAATTAAAGGATCCAGCTGGTGAAGGATCATATGCAGCAAATCTTAAATCAGTAAAAGGTGTCATGGCTAAATCAAAAATGGAAGAAGTCGAGACCGAAGAGGAAGTGGTTGCAGAAGATCAAACTTCTGAAGAAGAAGTAGTCGCTGAGGAAGAAGTTACTGAAGAGGAAGTTACTGAACTTCCCGAAATCACTGATGAAGTGGACATCGATGATGATGTTAATGCACTTCTCGGTGGACAGGAACTTTCCGAAGAGTTTAGAGAAAAAGCTAAGACAATTTTCGAGGCTGCTCTAAAGTCTAAAGTTACCGAACTTAGAGAAGCCATGGAAGCTCACTACGAAGCAAAGCTCGTAGAAGAGGTCGAAGGCATGAAAGACGAACTCATCGAGCGTGTTGACTCTTACTTAGAGTACGTCGCAGATGAGTGGTTACAAGAAAACGCACTCGAAGTAGAGCGTGGACTTAAATCCGAAATGACTGAATCATTCTTCTCTGGAATGAGAGGTCTATTTGAAGAACATTATGTATCAATTCCTGAAGATAAATATGATGTCGTTGAGAATATGGTAGACAAACTTGACGAAATGGAATCAAAACTCAACGAGCAAATCGAGAAAAATATAGCTATCACTAAGAGTCTCTCCGAGGCAACAGGTGGTAATATCCTTTCCGATGTTTCTGAAGGCTTATCAAGCACTCAGAAGGAAAAGCTCGCTTCACTTGCCGAAGGTGTTGAGTTTGAAAGTGAAGAATCTTATAAGGAAAAGCTTGAGACTCTAAAAGAGTCATACTTTAAGGCTGCTCCAAAAAGAAGTGACTCGGAAGTGTTAAACGAAAACGCTGCATCACCAGAAGTTTCTGGTAGTATGGCGGCATACATCCAGGCACTATCCCATGCCACTAAAAAGTGAATCTCAACTTGTTAATTAATCAAACGTAAACTTATTAGGTAAAACGCAAATGTTCAACAATGCAGAACAATTGCAAGAGAAGTGGAAGCCCCTTCTAGAACATGATGGAATTGATGCTATCAAGGACAATCATCGTAAAGCGGTTACTGCTGTCTTGCTCGAGAACCAAGAAAGATTTTTAACAGAGGAGAAAGCATTCCTCTCTGAAGCCCC